TCGGGGCCGTGATTGCGAATTCCACAATCAGCGGCGATGCGCTCAGAGACGACACCACCGTGGGATCGTAAACAGACCATTCCAATACCACCTGTGACGCGCCAAGAGACGACACCACGGTATGGGTCAGGGCAGACCACTCCACTACCGGAGGGGATGGAGACGCTACAAGAGGCGAAACTGCGGCATGGGCCGGAACAGACCACTCCACCACAAGCGGAGATGCGGCCAAAGATGATTCTGGGGTGGGGGCCAGAATAGACCACTCCACCACCAACGGGGAGACGCTGTAGCTGGAAGCTACACCCGGCTGCAATGTCGCAAGCTCTATGGTCAGGGGCGTAGGCGATACGCTTTTGATGCGCAGTATGGACGGCTGCCTTACCGCAATCTCCACCTCCAGAGGGGAGGGAGATATGGACGAGACCAAGCTCGGCTGAAACGCCGTAATCCCCACCTCTAGAGGGGAGGGGGATACGGACGAGACCAGCACCGGCTGCACCGTCGCAATCTCCACCTCCAGAGTGGAGGGAGAGACAGATGACAGCAGCGAAGGCACAACGACAGACAGCTCCGCAAGCAGCACCGAGGCGTTGCGGATTGTTGGCGGTTTCTTTGATCCAAGGAGAAATTGGAACATGCAGCATCACTCCGAGCACGGCGCGGTCTTACGCCTGCTGCATTCGGAGGATATTGCCTGAGCTTGCGCCGCCGTCCCACTTGATTTTTATGTCGGAACCGTCAGTCACAATATCGCTGGCGAAGTCGATGAAGCAGACCGGGATGCGGTCGCCTTCACCCGGCGAGCCGCTGCCCGGTTCCCAGTACACCAATGCACCTTGGATGTTTCTGGTTCCGTCACCGCTGCCGCCGTCGCCGACAGCCAGCCATTCCACGTTGTCGCCGGTCCAGTTCACGCGGTTTGTGCCTGCGACAGTAGCTTGGTTGATGGTGGGGGTGGTGATGATATCGTCGGTGCCAACGGCGTAGGTCGTGCCACTGACCTCGCCGTCGAACATATCTATGCCTGCCCCGACGCCTTGGAGGATCGTGAGGGTTGCGGCACGCCTGACAGAATCGTCGGTTGCTGTAGTGCCGGTGCCAGCGTCACAAATGGTATTGGTCATGCAGAGGCGAACCTTGAAGAGGTCGGTCTCCAGATCAATCAGCTTATTGGCGAGATCATCCATGAATTGGTTGTAAACGACATTGGCCATTGTTAGCTTCCTTTAGTTCCGAGGATTACGAATGTGTCGCCGACCACTGGGGCGTTCGGCATTTCCTGTACTGTCAGTTCGACAATGGCGTCATCAGTGCTTTCGGTGATGAAGTGCGCCAATCCCTTCAAGGTTCCACTTGTGAATAGCACGGTCTGGTTTTCGTAGAAGTTTAGAGCCTTGTTGCCCGCCACTCCGGTGCAACTGAAGGCTGTTCCTGATGGCGTAGTTTCGTCGTCAACTGTTCCGTCAATTCCCACAAACGGCAAGGTCGCTCTGTTGGCTATGGAAAACGTGGCGATGCAAATGCCCTCCAGATCCACGTTGTCTACTGTACCCTCGCGGACGACGAAGAAGTAGTCATGTCCGGCGACAAAAAAGGTCACATCGCCGGGGTTGTCGTCCATATCAACATCGACCCGGTACAGCCCCGGTCGGCTGTCGTGGATGGCTGGCTGGCTGAAGCCAGTAATATTTTCGTCATCGCTGGCAGCAACACCATTTCCAAACCCCCTGTAGCATCCGATGTTTATAGCGGGGGATGCGATCGCATTCTGCGGGCTTCCGGTTTGCCCGTAGGTGGTAAACATAAACGAGAAGTCGTCGCCCGTTCGCCTGTCTCCGAGGTCAATCATCTTACAACTCCTCCGCCAATTGGCGGGGTTAGCGGGCCTCGGGGGACCGCCCCCCTGTCCCCTCGCTTCACAATCGTGTCGGCTTCTTCCCACAGGGAGACGCTCTGGCCGACAACGGCCTCGTCGCCCCCGGAAGTTCTGGCTGGCCTGCAAGACATCTTCTTGTTCGGTGCGTCTAGGAAGGGGGATTGTGCCAAGGTTTTGTTGCTGTTGGCTGCTGTTGCGCCAAAGTTTCCACCTTTGAACTCGAACCAGACATCGGGATCTGTACCGTCGGGGAAGTTTGTCGTGTTGTTGTATGCGGAGTTTCCTCCCCACGCAAGGACATTGTTGGCTGACTTCTGGACCATGCCGTGCGACCACCCTTCCGTGAGATTGTCGATTGCCAGAAATCGTTTTGCCACGTTGTTTCCGCCGAAGGGTTGCACTAGCGTCTCGCCTTCGTCGGCGTTGCTGCTGTAAAATGTGTTGTTTATGAGTACCAGCAGACCGGCTTCTGAGCCAGAGGGGGTGCCGCTCCAGTTCATTACGCGACACCCCGGCCCGCACATGAACACGTTCCCGGTAAAGTGGTGAGACCCTGTCCCCGTAGACTTGATGATGTAAAAGGGTGCTGCCGATGAGCTGCTGCGGAAGTCAAAGACACAGTTGATCAGCGTCAAGCCGTCGCCACTATGGTTGATGCAGTTGTCTGAAGAGTCGTCGTCACCCATGTTGGAAAAATGGCAGTTGACAAAAGTGTTGTCGTTTGAGAGCTGGATGGGGTTGTCCGCCACGCCGCCGGAAAACTTGCAGTTCACAAAGGAGTTGGCCGAGTACGCTTGGACGTGCGCGGCAGTCCCGCTAGAGCCAGCTTCGAAATGCAAGTCGTAGAACAGGAGGTGACTAGAAATCTTGAACGTGCCTCCGTAAGTTTGGTCAGAGATGATAGGGTAGTCCACGCGTCCAGTTCCGGGGTTGTAGTAGCCGTACAGCGTCGGCACGCTTCCGGCCTTGCCGGGATACCAATCGCCCGGAGTCGTCTGGTATCCACGGAAGATGAGTGGCGCAGCTTGGCTGATGTTGGAGGCTTGAGACCCGGCAGTGCCGTAGCTGCCGTACGTCCCGTTCACGTCTATGGCAGCCCCGCCGTCCATGACGCTTGTGGGCCCACTCCCGCCCGCCTTTATGTTGATCTGCACTCCGTTTGTGGTGTCGTGGCTTAGCGGGTAGCTCGCAGAGGCCGGGTCGCCCTCGATCCCCTCCGAAAGGGCAAACTGTACCGTCTTCCAAGCGTTTGCTTCGGACAGGCCGTCTGTCATCATCGCGTCGTCGGTGCCATCGACGGGATCGACGTAGTAGTTCGTAGGCGTACCCATGTCAGTCTCCGAACATCGCGTTGAGTCCGCAGGCCTTCAGGTAGAGAGCCTGTTTTGCTGGAAGGGAAAATGCGTCCCCGATGCCCTGCACGTCGCCGGAGAGTTCTTCCACGTCCTCTTTCAGCAGCCCCTCGGCTCCAGCAAGGTTCGTGGTGTTCGGGATTTCCTCGCCAGCATCCAGCAGGTCGAGAACTGGCTGCACCTGATTCGAGAAGGAAGCACCCAGAAGGGATGCCCGGTGCGATGATCCGGCGAACTGGATGGCCGCAGGGCGGAGTTCTTTCAGGTAGACCTGAAGGGTCCCTTGCTGCTCCGGGGTGAGTTCTTCGTATGTCATTCTGCTCTCCTAAACGATGTCTTTTCCGATGAGGAAGCCGTCGTAGGTGTCTGACCCTGTTGTCAGGAAGCCCAGAACGGTTGCCCGGCCTGCTGTCGCTGTGAGTGTCGGGGCCGTGCCTCCGCTAGCCCAGCTTATCCCGCTGGGCCAAGCTATTGTGTGTGAGCCGGACCCATCTTGCAACACCCTAACAATGAACCTCTGCCCCACCTTGGAATTGGAGAAGGTGAGGGTGGTCACGTTTCCGGTGAGGGTGATCTTGTGGAGGTTAGAGGTGTCCAAGTCTATGTCGAGCGTGGCTGCGAAGGTCAGCGCGGGGAAGTTTGTGTGGGTAGCCTTCTCGTACTTGACGACACCGGAATCTTTGATTGTTAGCCGTTTTGCCAGACCCTCGGCATCTCCGCCGGGGGTCGTCCAGAACTGAAGCTCTGCCTGAGTGTCGTATTCGTTTGTGTCGTGGACCCAGCCACCAGACGCCTCTCCGACAATCTTTGCCCCGACTCCTTCAAGGTCGGTCGGGCCGTCGTCGAACCCGTAGAACTCAATTGCTCCGAGCAAGTCGCCGTCATCAACCGCGCCTCCTTCGTGCTCAAGGCGGATTGTTGGCCCTGTCGCGCTTTTCAGGTGCAGGTCGGTCTGGGGGTTGGATTCGTTGACGCCCAGCCTGTCGTTCCTCCAGTACAGGGAAGAGGTGTCGTCTACAACCGTGTTGCTGCCAGCGTTTGGGTAGTAAGCGACCTTGTACTGGAGTCCTGCACTTACCGTTCCGGTTCCCGTGGACGGGAGCGTAACCCACGACATAACTCCAGCGTCGGTTGACTGCAATACCATGTCCGAGCCGGGAAACGCGTCTGGCATCTCGTACACATGGCTGGCCGCAATGGTGCCCGGTCCCTTGAGGCCGGTGTATTTTGCTGCTGGCAATCTGCCCCCGATCATCTGACCGGGGAAGCTCACGCCGGTTCCGTATAGCCGCAACTCGTCTTCGATGTGTGCGCTTCCGTGTATTCCCACATGTGCCTTGTTGTCGGATGGGTCGATCTTCCCGACCACCATCGGCAGGTAGGGCTCGCCGATAGCTCCGTGGTCTGTGTAAATCCCGAAGGACATTACCCCGGAGCTGGCCGATCCGTTGCTCAAGGCTCCGTACCTGATTTCGCACATATCCCCCGCTGTTTCCCCGTTGTCTGCCGTCAGGGTGAGGGATGCCCCGCCGTCGCCGGTGTCCCGGTTCTTGATCTCAAAATCTACTTGCTGGTTGGTCGCCCAGACCATTGACCCCGAATAAAGGAGTCCGGTGACTTCTGAATCGTCTCCCTCGTCGGTCTTCCCGGCAGTCAGGTAGTTTCCCGCTGCTCCATTGTCTCCCCCGAAACCGAGCAGGGAAAAATCGTCCATCAGGATGTGGGTTGTGACGGGGCTCAGGACTGCGTCTGAAACCGGGGCACCTTTGAACTCCAGAGTATTGGAGTCTGAGTCCCACCTGACGTAATTGGTGGCGGCGGTATCGACACCGCCCATCATTTGCAGGTTTATATTGAAATTCAGATGGAGCGTGTCAGACCCGCCAGCCGGATTTGTAAAACTGCTGGCCTCGTCTTGGTAGTGGATATTCCCGCCGTCGAGCTTCAGGCTGGAGGCTGCGAGCCGGTCTCTTGCGGTAAGCGACGATTGATCGTCGTTTGTCTGAGACCCGGAGTTTACCGTGACGATGTCAGTCCACTCGCTTCCCTCAACGTAGCTCTGAATCTTGAATTCACCGGCTGGACCAGAGGACGCCACGGACCCGGCTTCGAGCTGCCATTTGCCCCCGGTGTAGCTCCCCTTGGATGCCCAGAGTTGCAGCGAGGCTGGGTCCACCAAAGAGTCCTGAAGGATTTTCACGAACCCGGCCCCGTTCGTTAGTCCTCCCAAGTTTGTCAGAGTTACCGACGACCCGGTATGCACCCCGGCTGGGGTAAATGTGTAACCGAGCGACTTGAAGAAGTCGTCTACTTCGATCCCGTAATTCGTGTAGGGGGCGTCGTACTGCTGGTAAAGCATCAGGTCCGACAGCCGCACGCTTGTTATAAAAGTTTCGTCTACAGCCGGATCGACCGATGTCTGTAAAAATTCCCTGATTTGTTTTGAAGGCATTAGACTTCTCCCTCAAGCCAATATTCCTGACCGTTGGAATGGACGCACTCGATCTCGTATTCTCCGCCGTCGCTGGAGTGGACGCCGCTTACAAAGTAGTCCGTGCCGACGAAGTCAACAATCTCAAAGGTTTTCACCCTGCCGAGGACGTTTACCCGAGCGAAAACGTCGCCCTCGTCAAAGTAGCTGCCGTCGTCCATCCAGAGGACGGTCGCGCCGGGGTCTGGATTAGAGGGTTCCGCTGTCTTCCTGAACGTGATCGCCCCGTTGACATCGAGTGTTGTGTCCGGGTCGTTATGGTCGATTCCCAGCTTCTTGATGACGCCGTGCTTGCCAGACCAGAGGTTTGTGGCCCGGCGGTTGCGGGGGCTAGTTCCTACAACTCTTGGGTGTTGCCTTTGTGTCATCTGAACCTCCTCGACGCGGGCGCGGGAAGATCACTGTAGAGGCAAGAGAAGCTCTCAATAGCCCACGGGCCTTCACCGGCGACTCCAGACAGCTTCAGGTACAACTCTTTTCCAACAGCCCTGCGGCGGTCAACCATTCTTGTTGTTCCGCGAATGTCCCCGGAGAACAGTGCCGACGTGGATGTTGCGGCTGACTCAGAACTACTCTCCTTGATAACCTCGTACAGTATACCGTACGAGCCGCTTGCCAGAGTCCCCTCTAGTTCTTCAAGTCTTACAGAAGACAACGGGTTGATCGACCTGATCGGGCCAATGCGGACGTGGCTTGCTATGCCTGTCCCGTTATCGGTGTCTGAACCCCGGTCCCACTTCAGGACCCCGCCCTTCTTTGTCCCGATAAGGATGGTCCTGTCGTTCGCGGAAAACCCGTCTACGGCCATGGCGGAGGTTGGGTTGTGGTCCGTGTTCGCAAAAGAGTCCCTCCACCAAGACTCTGTTCTCACGTCGTAGAAGTAGTGCTTCTGGCTTTTCCCGAGGTCGTAGGGGGTAAGGAATACGTGGACGCCCATCTCGCGGTTGTTCCAGACGAGCTGAATCCTCGTGCTGTCCATGTCCAGACTGCTCAGGGACTCCGCGATGGCTGTATGGCTGAGCATCTGCGGCTTCTGGCCGGGGAGCATCCTGAACACCCCGCCCTTGCTTCCGAAGAAGTAGATCGTGCCAAACGGGTCTTTGCACCAAGAGTCACCGAATGCCATTCCGGTAATGTCGGCGACAAGGTCCAAGCGGCCACCGCTCATCGGGTCTCCGGTCATTTGCCAGATCGTCTGGTCTCCCCCGAACAGGAGGAGGTCGTCGCTGTACGGGATAAGGGTGTTTATGATGTCGCCAGACAGCCCGGCGTCACTGTTGTTCCCGGCTACCGCTTGGGTTTCCAGCGTTACGGCAGGGAAGTAGTCCCAGTTGAGCGGGTCTCCGAGGGCACTCATAAACCAGTTTCTAGGCTCAGACGAGATCCCAGACAGAACAATCCTGCCACGCCAAGTCGCGGAGAGCTTGGCCGCCCTGCCCATCCTGTCCAGCGGCAGGTTCCCGGATGATGCTTCCCAAGCCAGAGGGAATTGCCCCGTTCCGAACCAGACAACGTAGGTGCTTCCGTCACAAAAGTATGCGTTGGCTCCGTAGAACGCTCCGCTGACGTACATTGACGACCTGCCAAGCACGGCGAGCCTTGCTTCCGACGAGGTGTCCCTGCTTGTGAACTTGTCCTTTTCCACCAAAGCCACCTCGCCGCCACATACAGCGAGAAGCTGCAAAGACCTAGTTCCCGCGTCTGGCGAGACTGTTTCCCTGCGAACAAACTGGGCAGACATAGCCAGCGGGAGGGACAGCTCATCGTCTATTGGGCTTTTCAGCTCCCCGGTGAAAGAGTAGCCAGCGTTTGACCCAAACACCTTGTTGTTTTTACCCAAGCCGAGGGAGTTGGTCCCCTCCTGAGAAATCTTGTTGCTGGAGTCCCTGACTATGTTCATGCTCGACAGCAGCCTGATAGTGTTTGTGGTTCCGATCTTGCCCACGGCGAAGGTTGTGCCCGGATAGTCTTCGCGGAGGTCGTATCCGGTTGCCCTTATGCACGACAGGGTGTTGTTTTCCGGCCCCATGCTGAACACGCGGTAGATCGGGGTTCCTTTTGGCTGAGAAACGGCCGTTGTCCCGCAGCTACCTCTCGTGTCGCAGTCCAGCACGTCGTCTCGCCCAGCCTCCTCGCTGGCGTCACCCAGCAGTCCAGTTACCCTGACAACCTCGTCGCCAACCTTCACGGTGATGGGGTAGTTGGGCTGCGATTCGTCAAATCCCGAGCTGTTGTACAGGATGCCGATGTCGTTCACTGGCCCCGGCTCTGAGCCAGACCCTCCGCCAATGTAGGCTACCGTTCCGATCTGGTACTGGACGGGCAGCATCGTGGAGGGGTCGAGGGCAATCAGGGAGCCTGACACGTCTCCGCACACTTGTGCCCCAGACACCATCAAGATTCCGTTGACCGGGTCATGCGCGACGGATAAGAGGGCGTCTGCCTTGCCGCTGTCTCCATTGCCCATCCCTGTGTACTTGGCCGACACACCGCCGTCCAAGCTCGTCTCCGGCACGCTCAGTGACCTGTTCGGCTCGTACAGGGAAACCCTGTCTGTCTTGCTGTAGAACGCCGAGTTGTTTATTGACGTGACCGCCCAGACCTTGGCACCGCCGTCCCCGGTGAGGTCGTGTTCTATCGTCCCCTCCGCAGGAACTCCTACTACCGTCCACTCGACAGAAACACTGTTCGTGGACGGGTATTCGGCGGCGGTGGTTTCTGGCTCTAGCCGCCCTCCGTGAATCAGGTGGGCCTGTATCCTAGAACTCGTTTCTATGTCTAAGGAGAACAGCCACGAACCCGACAGGCTGTTTCTTGCGCCGGAAGTGAGGACATACAGCACTCCCAGAGAGGAGTACAGGAGGTTGTTGACCTTGTGGCTGATCGACGAGGTTGCGTTCGCAGTCGATGGCACGGACGGGTCACTTGATGTCGTCCAGATTACCTCCTCGATGCCAGCACACCCATCCAGAAGCCCGCGACCGTTAGCGGTCGTGACCGTGGTGTCGCTATGCGAGTCGGCCCAAGCGGCTGGGTAGGTGTCGCTGGCGGGAGAGTTGTTCCCATCAACCATCGACCCGTCGGAGCAATTGACCCTGAAGATGAACGACCCGGAAAACGAGGCAGTCTGGGTGCTTTTTGCGACATTCCTGACCCAGAGATACAGGATAGAGTTGTAGATAGCCACGCCCAGCACTTGGCGGCCGGGGCTGATGACACGGCATGGGACAGTGCAGTTTGAGGTTGTCTCGTGTCCGCCCGCAAAGCTCTGCCTCGCTCCGACACGGTCGAACTTGTAGATTTCTACGTCGAAAGCTCCCACCTCGGCCGGATCCCAGTGGACACCGCTCAGGTTGAGCTCCTTGACGCACACAACGTAGCAACTGCCGTCAGAGTCCCAAGCTGAACAGTTGTAGGTTCTGCTCTGGAGTGCGTCGTGTTCGTTGGTGTTTATTACCCCGGCGTTTAGCTGGGATGAGTTGCCCGAAGCGTCTTCGTATGTTGCGGATGTCTTGGAAAGCCCGGCGTGAAACAGCCGACCGTCGCCGAGGTGTTCGTCGAACTCGGCGGCCGGGATTTGCAGCAGCCGCTGTATTGGCAGCCCGACCCCTGCCCCGTCCCCGGAGTATGCCTCTCGGAATTTCAGCTCGTTCCCGCTGTTGTCCTTCACGTACGGAGAAAGGCCGGGACGCTGGCCTCCCCGCATCCGGCCCTTACTGTCTACGCCGTAGGTGTGTGGGCGCACATTCTCCGCATCCGGTGTCGTGCCGGGCGGCTGGTCCTCGTACCCAAAGTTCTCGTTGATCCCCTTCGCGGGGAACGCGAGCTTTTGAACTCTTCGAGGAGGCATAGCATCCTCCTAAAAGGGGTTTATGCGTGACTTCCGGCGACCGTCCAGACAGTCCCGGACTGGTTGACGTAGAGCTTGCCATCCTGCATGTCAATGAAGAGGGCACCGGGCGCGTAGCCCTCATCTCCATCGCCGGGCTTGTCTGCTGTCTGGCCAGCAAGGATCAGGATGTCGCCGTTTTCGTCAGCGGCGACAACGCCCGTCGCGTCTTGTACTGCATGTCGTTGACTCATTGTGTTCTCCTTGCGAGGACAGTTAGGAGGAGTAGGTAACTGTCAACTTGGCTGCTGTTGAAGTGGCGGTTTCGTGGGCGGAGATGTGGAGTAAGCAGGTTGCCACGCCTGTCGGGCTTGTCTCGGTTGTTTTTGTGTTGTAAGTGCGAAACGTGACGTTGCTTCCTGTTAACCAACCGCCGCGATCCACAACCTCTTGAAGAACTGTCTTTATTTCAGGGGTGTCCAAGTCGGCATCGTCACTCACGCTGCTGGTGAGGGTCCAGTCCACAACCGCCGTTGTTGAGTCGGCCAGATCGTTGAAAACGCTTGAATCAGAAGCGGGGCGAGTGCTGCTGTTCACATCCAAGGCATCCACCTTGAAGGTGTACAGGTCCAAGTCTCCGCCTTCCGTACCCCCGGATGCGGCATCGCGTGTCCTGAGGGTCAGTTTGGCGGCGTGGATGTTCGCTCCCTGCGGTATGCCCACATTTAGAAATCTAAAGAAGGCGTAGTAGCCAATGTTCGTCACATACGCATAAGTTTCGTTTCCAGCCTGCAGGGATGACAGCACCGTGCTGCCGATGCCGCTGTCGATACCCGAGCCGTCATCGCCGGAATGGGAGACCTGCCATGTGGTCGTGGTAGTGACCACCGGCACCGAGCCGCCACGCTTTCCGCCCAAGAAGATGGCCCGCTTGCTCATGACTACCCCTTCAGCATAAATGTGGCTGTAACGTCGGAACCGGAGACTTCCAGCCTGAGGAAGTGTGCGGCAAACACCTCGTCCGGCAGTGGGATCGCCGTGTTTGCGACCGGGGCGGTTGCTGACCCGAGTTGAACCGCGTCCCCGTCAGACTTGACGAGCTTGTTGAAATCGGAGTCGTCGTGAGAAACGAAGATGTCGATTGCGTCGCCGGGGTTGGCTGTGAACATCACAATCCCGCTGGACGAATTCCTGAGATCGACGGACTCTGAGTCTGCATTTAAGGCGGAGCACAGTGCGGTTCGCACGGAGTCCCAGCGTTCAATGAGTGCCATAATTGTTACTCCAGAAATGTTCCGTCTTGCTGCCTGTGGCGGATTCGACCGCCGAAGATTCGCGTGTGCTCGGGGTCGAACCCGTCTGATTGATCGCTGTTGTATCCTAGCAACTCTGGCCGGTTTGCCCGACCGTCCTTCTCGATGGATGAGGCGAGTGCCTCCATAAACCGCATCTTGTAGACCCCAGCCTCCCTGTCGATCCTTCGTTCGGCTTCGCACAGGCAGGAGTACAGGATTGTATCAGAGTGGTCATCCGCACCGTAGGGGTAGTCGGTGTCCTCTTCCAGCGCTTGCGGCCTGACCTCGTAGCGGTAGTGGATGGTTGCCGCGCTGGTGATCGCGGGCCAGAACCTGATCTGGTGGGTGCGGCTTCCGCCTGTCGCTGATGTCGCGAGAGTGTTTTTCGGGACAATCGCAGCAAGGGTCGGGTCTGTGGAGGAACTGGCTGCGTAATCTCTCTGCCGCAGCTCCCTTATTCGCCCCTCTCCGACAATCTTGACTGTGTGCCAAGCGTTGTCTCCCTCGGAGAAGGTGATGTTCCCGACGATACGGCCAAAGTCGGCTTCGAGGTCGTAGTCGTCTTGGTGGATCTTGAACGTCGCCGTGGTCTGGTGCCCACCCGCTCCGGGGTTGTCGTCTGGGTCCAGAATGCACTTGTAGGCGTTGTCCCCGGAGAGGACAGAGGCAATCGGGTAGCTGACTCCGTTGAAATCAAACAGCCCGTTCGCTGCCCAAGATGGGATGTCCTTGGAAACGACTGAGTCTTCTGTATCAATCGCAACTGACGCTTCATCATGCACGAACGAGTCGAGTGTTGGAACGGAAACGATTGTGAAGGTGTGGTGGACTGTATCTCCGGCACTGATTAGGTCGTGAATCCTCACAACGTCGCCAACAACGAACCCGTGGTTGCTTGCTGTTGTGTATTTCTTCTGCGACTCGTTGCGTGAAATGACGCTCAGACGGGTGACCTTCATCAGCCGGTCGCCACTGGTCGCTCCGACGTGCTGGTAGTACGCCGTGTTTGTGGCCCCGTTGGTGTAGGGAGCCTGAATCGTCCTCTTGGTGAGGGGCTTCAGGAAGCTCCACTCGTGGGTGTATCTCCCGACTGGCGGTGGGCTGTAGAACTGGCGGCAGCCCGAGTGGATGACCCGCTTGACGATGTCGATGTTCGTCGCGCCAACCGGCGCACCTGATCCGCCGAACAGGTACTCGTTGACTTCTATCTGAAGCTCGCCGAAGTTCAGTCCGAGAAGTGCCATGCGATACCCCTAGTAAAAGAACAGGGGACGATGGCGGTGAAACCACCGCCCCCTGCGGCTGAAGGGAGGCGAATCCCTTGGGGCTTATCGTTCGTTGGCTCCGGCGAAGGAGTCAACCGTGACAGTCAGTGGCGAGAGAATCGCGGCACTGAGCTTCAGAAGAACAACCGGCTTCAGGTCCGTTGCGGCGACATCACCGAGAGGAACCTTGTCACCGATCTTCACTCCGTCAATGAACATACGCACGCTGGTTCCGTCACAGTGGACACTGAAGTTGACGTAGGTGTCCGCGATGAGAACCTTTGCCGCCGACTTGTGGACCGTGGGGGCACTTGCGTCAGCACCGTAGATGAGATCCAGAGACGAAGTGCTGAGAAGTCCCCGCAGTCCAACGAAATCAACCGCAGCCATCGTGTCGGCGGCAAGGACTGGAGATGTCACGATGGGCGTGAGTGACGAGTCTACGAACCCGACAACGAGGTCTCTCAGGACTGTGATGTTGCTCACCTTGAACCTGATCGCACCGGCACTCTGCTTCCCGCTGACGAACTTCAAAGCCCCGATGCCGTTTCGTTTGGCACTGAGACACACGATGTCTTCGTTCGTTGAACTGCCTGCCGGGATAGTCAGCTCGACCTCTCCGTTGGGCGAACCGTTCACAGCACCCAAGACGCCAGTACCAACGGTACTGTTCAGGGCGTCGTAGTCGGCTGCGGTGTACGGCAGGAGGTCGTCCAAGGTGAAGACCCCGCTCTTTCCGCCGGATTCGAGTCCGTGTGCCCAGTTCTTGACAGGAATTTTGTACTCGAACCCGCCACCGAGGACTTTGCCCGAGTTTCCGCTTTGATGTGCCATAGCCATGTTTCACGCTTCTTTCTTTGATGCTGCCAGTTTCAAAAAGCCTCCCGCCCCGCGTGGCAGCGATTGCTAAGGCGGGAGGCTAAACGGTTCTAGTTACTTAGGAAACGTCCCGCAGCAAGAACTGGCTGCGACGGTCGTTACACAGGAAGTTATAGGTGCAGTCAATGTACTGCGTAATAGTCCGGTGATGCAGCGGATGCGGGGCCACTTTCGACTCTCGCATGTATTCTCCGCTGAGGAAAACCGGCATGAAGTTTTTCCAGTTGATCCCGTAAACGCGGTTCTGGGCGACGTTGCCCTGATCCACGTCGAGGAACGGAACCCAGTTGATCGACGTGCGACGGAAGGTTGTAGCGCCCTCCTTGCTGGCCACGTCGTTACCAAGGTTCTGGTTCTGGCTCTCCAGAATCTCTTCCATCCGCGAGATGATCGCGTAGGAAGTATAGAACGAGAAGTCCTGTCCTACGTTGTTGTAGGGGCCGTCAACAGGCGGACGGAAGTCCGTTTTGACAGCAGCTTCCCGCCAAGCGCGGATCAGATCGCTCTTTGAAACCTTCGAGAAAAAATCGACGTAATTTTTCCACCGCGTATATGCAGCAGGGTCCACGCCGCCGATCTTGTCGCCAGCAACGTAGCCGCCACTCTCAGGTAGGTTGCCCAAGAAGCCCTTGTCGGTCTCGCCGCCGAGGGCGATCCAGTAGTTGACGCCGAGAGGCTGTAGAGTGTCGCCCTTGGCCGGAGGGGCGCCCCAGAAGTTCTCTTCCATCAGTCCGGCGAGACTGGTCATGCAGTCGATGCGAGACGACTTCAGAAGGTTCACGAGACGGGCGGGTTCGCGGTTCATCGCAATGATCCGCTCTTCGATGGCCCAGTGCGTCTCGCTGTGCCGCCAGTCGATCTGGCCGCGAATCTGCGTGTCGGTGGTTGTCGGGTTGTCTTCTTCGTTCAGTTTCACGTTGCGAGCAGCGTTGTTGCTGTCCACGCGGAGATTGAACTGGTGGCCGTGGCCCGAACCGAATTCGACGCGATTCTTCTTGAGGAGCTGGGGCATCGCCGTGTGGCGCTGGAGGTCCACGACGAGGTCCGTCCACTTCACCTTGTCTAGATGGCGAAGCGTGGTCTCGATCAGGTCTTGGTAGTCGCTGGCGACGTAGGCCATGTTTTATGTCCTTGTTTTTAGGCTGGTTTCTAACGCCACCCCTGATCCTGCTGCCACTCGGTCGCCGCCTTGATGGCAGCTTCGTCGGACGTGAGAGGGGAGGCTTCTTCGTGAGTCGGGACAGCCGAGGCTTGTGACCTTTGCTGACGCGACCTTTCTGAGACTTTTCGGAGAGTCTGATTCTTGATCTCGTTGCCGAAGACAGCACCGCTGGCTTCTTCAACCAATCGAGCCATCAGGGGAATTTCTTCACCCCTTGCCTCGTACCCGTGCCCCAGTCGTGAAACCGCCTCAGCCAGCCTCATGCGAGAATCGGCTTCATGGCTAGGCAGGAGATCCTGCTCACCTCGTCCGAAAGTCGCTTCGTCCATAGTATTCACGATCCGCTCGAATTCTGCAACATTGGTTTCCGCGTGACGACCGTGTTCCGCCTGAATCAAGCGGGAGTTCTCTTCACGGAGACCGGCAACTTCCTCGGATACGCTCTTGAGCTGCTCGTTGGCGTACTCGACAAACTTGACGATCCCGTCGTCGTAGTCGCCCGCGTCCTCCAAGACGAAGCTCGTGAACTCCTCTGCAGGTGCTGCTGCCGGAGCCTCGGGAGCGTCCCCCTCTTCCTCGTCGTAAGAGATTCTCTCAACCATCCCGTCAAAGGCTTCAGGCGTCCCGAACGCCTCGACCTGATCGCGGGTCAGTCCGATCTGTTGGCCCCAGAGATACTGCTCGTCTCTGAAGCTGGACTCCGACGCCTCAGGCTCCTCGCCCTCCGACTCTTCTTCCGGCGACTCTTCGGAGAAGGCCGCAGGCTCAAATACGTCCACGAGTTCCTCGCCCGGATTCTCCTCTGGGAGTTCAGTCGGTTCGCCCTCGTCCATCTGGTACTCGTCAGCCATCGTTTTTTGCTCCTTCAAGCGTAAGAACTAACTCCACCGAGAAGCGACCGGAGCCGGTTGCCTTGAGAGGCTGGCCGCCGACGCTTCTTTTTCTTTGCTATTCTGCCCCCGTGACTCAGGTCGGGCGGGGTGATTTTCTGCATTCGCTTGTCCACGCGATTTCTCAAGTCCTGCTCAAATAGTTGCTCCTTGGCACTTTTCTTGAAAGCCTTCTGGTAGTTTTCGTTGTACCGTTTTTGCCGGGCTTCGTGACCGAATCTCTGCCGGACCCAGCGGTTGCCTACTCTCCGCCACTGTCCCGCCCTCCGTGGATCTTTGGCGGATGGCACCGGCCCGTGCTTTGGGCGATACACTCCCCTTTTCTTGCGTTTTTTTGGAGTGGAGAGGCCGCCCAGAAAACTTAGCAGGCCCGCCTTCGCAGATTTCGCGAACGGTGTAAACTCTTTCGCTCCCAGAACCTTGCTCATGATGGGCATTACATGACTCCGTCTTTGTTGTGCATACCGATTAGCCTCAGGTAGCTGGCCTGATGCCTCATACTAGTAAAATTCGGCCTACCTTGCCCATCAAAGTAAGTTGGAACCCCGTGCTTGGCGGCGTGCGACTCAGCAGCCTTGATGTCTTTTGGGTGTATTGCGGAACCCTCGCAGAAATGCTCCTCCCATTCCTTTTGCACATTAGACGGAGCATTCCCTTTTGCATCAATACCGGGAACTTTTCTGGCCCTGAACTCGTCAGGCGTTAGCTCCTTGCCATTTACCGTGTACTTGATTTTCATGTTTTCTTCTTTCGCTTTTTTCGCTTGCCATTCATGCTCCGGTTCTTCCCCTTCAGGATAGCCGCGAGGTTCGCCCGGCTGTTGTTGTTCGGGTTGCTGTCCTTGTGGTGGACATCCCTGCCATCGCCTTTACGGACCACTCCGGCAGCAAGCAACTTCCGGCGGGCCTTGTTGCGATTAGATCGACGTTTGATCTGGGAGGGCTTCCCGTGGTAGTCCCGGTATTCCTTTGCGTAGTTTCGTGCCATCAGGAACCACCTCCCGTGTGTCTAGCGGCAGCGTCTTGCTCACTGGCCTGCATCTTGTTGCCCATCATGTTGTTGATGGCGACCTGCTCGGCCCCGCCCCTAGTCGCTCCGGGCCTGCTGATTCTCTCGTTGGTGCGGTGAGTGACGGGTGGCTGCTTCTGGGACTCCTCGTCTCTCCCCATGCCCTGCTCAGGAGCCTCGCCCTGCTGGGTGACGATCTCGTTCAGCTCAGGCATGTTCGAGTACTGGGCGTAAATTCTCAGCAGCGCGCCCATGTCCAAGCCCATACCCTGCTGCTGCATGAGTGGCATGGCTGGCATAATCACGCTCTGGACAACTTGGTTGAGGGTTTGCAATCTCTGTCCGGGTGACTGGAACTGCATCGAGTACGGCTCGACATCAAGTTCGTACTCGAAGAACGATTTCTCCCGCTGCTCAGGCTTCAGCTTCGTCTTCAGCGGCTCGAACTTGCCCATCTGGATCTCTGCGGGGTACTCTTCCAGCGGGTCGCTCCAGAGGTAGTAGGCGAAGTCTGAGACGACATCCTTGGTGAAGAGCCTGACCGCGTCCTGCATCCCGGCTACCCGCTGGTTGGCACTGGAGAACAGCAACTGGTCCTGACCCAGAGTCTCAGACTGTGCACCCAGACCTCCCAGAGCGTCCAAGTTTCCGGCCAGCCAACTGAACAGCTCTTTCGACTGGAGCATGAACGCGAAGTTCTGCTGGTTGATGCCTCCGGTCGAGACCTCCTCGATGGGCATTCCGCCACTGATAGATACGACATCGCCGTCGCTCGCCTTTCGCAGACGGTCTCCGTCTTCGGTATCGTGCCCACGCACGACCCCCACGGTCTTCTGGCGTTGAGCCTGACGGTCCAGCTTTCGATAGAGTCCGTTGACGATCTGGTGAAGACCCTGCCACAGCATCGCCGGGGCCAGTGGCATCGAGTTCCCATCGACCTCGTTGAAGAATAACGTGTGGAAGGGGCCGTCTTCGGGGCCGTCCCATTCCACCACCCGCAGGGGTGGATCTCCATCATTGGGTCCGAGTGTCACCAGCAGCTTGGACTTGGGGATCCAGATTTCCCACAACTCGACTTTGTCGATGTATCTCTCTTGCAGCATCGTGCCGTCCGAGGTCAGTGAGGAGATCCGTTCGTCTCCGCCCTCGTTGTAGTTGGTGAGGTCTCCGGCCTTGAGCTTGGAGCGGACGTTCCGCTTGAACTCCTTGTTGGACTGGGCGTCGTCCAGATCCATGAGGTAGCGGTGGCCCTTGAAAGAACACTCCTCCTGAACACGGGCCGTCATGTCGTGGACCCAGTCATCCAGAAGGATGTGCTTCACGAACGGGTTGTTCTTGTCGATCTCGTACCCGTCAACTTCATACGAGCCCTGAAAGGCTTGGCCGACCTTGATGATCCCGATGGAAAACAATGCAGAGCGAACAGCTCGCCGCAGCTCCTTGTGAATGTCAAACCTGCGCAACTGGTCGTTGACGACCGATTCGAGCCTCTCGGCTGCCGTGGAGATGCCATCCCGCCTAGAGAAGACATTCACCTGCGGGGGTCTCGAAACCAGTTGGCGTTCGTAGATGTTCGAGGCCAGCTCCATCAGGTTGACGTGTACGGGCTTCTTGGCCCCGCTGTCGGAGTAATACACGCCGACAGACTGCTCAACAGCCTCCTTGTGTCTTTCCCGGAAGGGCTGGAGCTTGTAACGAGAATACTCCATCGCGCGACGGAGACGCATGAGCTGCTTGGGGTCGTTAGGGCTGGGCATCCTACCACTCCTCAGTCTGGGTCGCGTGTCGCTGTTCCTGCCTCCACGCCATGGACATCACTGGCGTCCCTTGGGTTTCCCGCGAAGGCTTCTGGGCGGCCCGCCGAAGGACTTTTGAACACAGGGCGTCGGCGATCACAATATCTCCGTGGTTGTCTCCCCGGTCGGTCGGGTCAATCGAGTTCACTGATCCAGAGTGTTCGATCTTTCCGTTGGGGAGGTAGATGAACTCCCCGGCTTGGTTCAAGGCACGATCTGACGGGTTGATGAACGCTCGTGTGACCAGATTGTTCCTGTAGTCGTTGAGCAAGTCTTTTTTCCCATCGCCAGTCGAGAACCATCCGGGCCTGTCGCTCTGCTTTTTTCGGACTGTTCGGTCGTCCGTCATGTAGTATATGTTCGAGTAGTGGCAGTCGTCCATGACGGTCTTTCCGAAGGTTCGTCCGGGTCCGGTCGCTTCCCATATGAGGAAGGCACCTCTTCCACCCGGCCCTGAAAACATACGGCAAATTGTGACCGCAAGCTCTGCAAACTTGTTCGCGGAGAGTTGGTTAGTGCAAAGCTCAGCCACCTTCTCGCCACTGAGGCGGTCACCAACGCAAATGGCGGAATCGCTGGCGCCAGTACCCTGAGAAACGTCGCACCCCACCACGTAATCACGATCGTCAGGAGGGCTGCCCTTTTCGTCCAGCGCGCACCAGACGCGAAGGTCTCCCACATCGTTCTCCTCGAAGAGAGGTTCGTACCCGGCTTGGACATAGACCGTCCCGATGTGTGAAGGTTCTCGGCAGTATTCCCTTTTCAGTTCCCGAAGGTTGTCTGGAGGGAAGAAGGGGTAGGCGGAACCCTGATAGTCGATGTCCAACTGGGTGGCAATCTCGACAGGATGTGCCCGGCGTACAATCTCGGCATCATACCACGGGCTGTGGGGGTTCCCGTCCTTGTCGTGAGACAGCCCTTCCCCCTTCTCGGGGTGGTCAGGCCAGTGGAGTCGGAGCCGGGGCGTCCCTTTCTGCCTCTGGGCATAGAAAGCGTTGCCCGTACCGCACGGGGTCGAGTTGAAGATCCGGCAATTGCTCGTATCCGCCGTCGCGGAGAGCGTGTCCCAGCCCCCGCCGTCGAAAGCAGCGAACTCGTCGATCAGCATGGCACCCCGGCGACCGCCACGGCCGATGTTGTCGTTGGTTGACTCGCCCTCAATCTTTGACCCGTTGTCCAGATTGATGAGCTTGAGCTTGTTTCTGGTCAGCCGGGGCCGCATCCAAGCCGGAACGCCCTTGAGTAAGAAGTCGATGTGCCCAAACAGGGAGTCGCCAGCCCCATCCACCAGTGATTCCTTCCGGGAAACCATCAGGTAGGACTGCATCGGGCGGAAAAGCCACCCCCAGAAGAACAGGGTGAGGCACATCCAGCTCGCACCCATGTCCCGGCTCTTCTCGATGAGGATGTCGCGGCCCTTGAAGTTGCTTCCGTCATCTTTTCGGTGCGGCAAAGACTCCATGAGGCACAAAAGGGCGTTGTCTTGGAACTCGTAGGTGATGAATGGGATCTTCGGGTTGGGTTTCCGGGGGTCGTACGTCCAACAGAACAGGTTCACGAAGTACAGGATGTCCCGAGAGCAGGCATCCCAGAGCATTCGCTGGGTTTCCCTGTCAGCTCCAGCCTTCTCCAGAAGCATCTGCCGCTGGAGCAGGTTCTCCCCCATCGTCTTCTCTACCTGAGAGTACAGGGGCAACTTGGAGAGATCGGAGCATGCTTGCGATTTCAGAAGTGGAGCGGGCGGCATCCTGCACGAACCCCCTGAGTTCAGCGTTTTCATCGACCTGCTTGCCGACCATACGCATCCACTCAACGTAAAAGGATTTTGGGTCATTCTGGGCGAACTGGAGCAGCCCCCACGCACCGGACGACGGGGCCTCAGCCGGTTCGACGTTACTGACGGCGATCTTCTCGTAAACCCACTGGTAGTCGTCTCTCAGCGTGGACTTCTTGCCCTCAAAGACATCGGACAGCGGCTCTGTCTTGGGACTCGGAAGAACGACGCGCCGAGTCTCACGGGCGGGTGGAGCAGACATACCCGGAGCCTCTGGCGCGCCGAACTCCGAGGCGGCCTTCGCGTAGGCCGCACCTTTGGCCAGTCCTTCGGCTACAAGCTCTTCTCGCCTCTGCTTGAAGTCGTCGAATCTGCCTTCAGCCTTGAGTCGCTCAGCAATAGTTTCACTTGGGGACGACAAGGGTCGGTCTCCGGTTCAGGATCTTGGTCTTCCCATAGTCGTGGCCGTAGATGGTCGTCTTGGCTTCCACCTTCCAGCCCCGCTTTCCGATGTCTTCTACCCGCATGGAGCCGAATTCCTTCTGGGAAGGCATGGCAACCTTCGGGTCCATCGCCCACTCCACACTGGCCGCCTTGGCCCATGTTCGCATCCTGCGGACAGGGACGTAGAGGGAGAACCCCTCTCCGGCACCTCGGACGAGCATGCCGACGTAGGTGCCCTTGTCCGCAAGATAGATCCCCCCGCCAGAAGAGCCGGGGAAGGAGGTGGCGTTTGTCTGGTCGAATATCGTCTTGCCGATCAAGCGACCATGCTGAGACACGATCCCGTCCGTCATCGACCCGCTTCCTACAGATCCGAGCAGGCTTCCCACGTGAAAGAGGCGGGTTCCCAGATCAGGCGGTGACTCCCCTGCATGGAAGGCGACCCCCGTCTTGAACTGGCCCTTGGCCCGTACCCGGAGGATGGCCAAGTCCTCGCCGTGGGTGGCGTCGGAGTACTTCAACACCTGAGCGTCCAGCTCGTAACGGCCCACCGTCCTGCCGCTCTCGATCAGCGTCTTCACGACCTTGGCGTCAGAGAACTCCACAACGGTCTTCTGCTGGCCCGTCTTGGGGTCTACAACCTTCCGGGTGGTACGGAGACCGTCTACGACGTGGGCCGCTGTCCAGACGAAGCACTGGCCGTCCCTGACGTAGAGAACGCCCGACCCCTCAGAGAAGCCCGCCTTGATGGTGACGGAGATGTCCTGCAAGTGACGGGGGATACCCGGCTCCGCAGCACTCAGGACAGTAGACAGAACAAGGGTCAAAAAGAAAGACGCTCCCAGACGCTTCATCGCTTCTTCTCCACAGGTTTGACCGAACCCCACTCCGCTTCCCTGAGGCGACCCTCACAAAAGCGACACCAGCTCCACATGGCCGTGCTCAGAGTGGCGTTCACAAGCACCAAGGCAATCACGATCCCCAGCACGTTACCCTCGGACAATACCACTACCGCTGTGATCGCGGCAACCGCAAACGCCTGTATGGCCACCAATCCGACGAGGGAGACGAAGACCCAAGATAGCCGAGTTCCCATTTTGGTGTATCCGTGGAGGGGGGATAACTACGTACCCCCCGATGCCGAAGGGGGGGGGTCGGTTCGGTTTTCCGGGGATCGGACATACTACATGTGGTATGTGATAGATCGGGCGACCACAACCTATGGTGTGCCGAACGTCCGATAATGTTGGCTATGTTAACTTGGGTAGCCTCGCGTGCGTGCGTATGCTGGGGAGGCTGGGGGGACTGGAGAGTTAGGGTAAGCCTGATCGTGATAGTACCAGTGGTGATAGTAGTTTGGGTAAGCTGGGTGATCTGGGTGTTCTACTGTTCCCTCCGCCACAATCCCATTGTGAGGATAACGGGCAGCAGTTGTCAAGTTATGTTGCAGGAATGCTGATAACAACAACAGCGGAATGAACCTTTCCTTTACTTCACTGGAGTGAGCGATTATGGACATTCAAACTGGAATCACGATTGCAATGGGAGTCCTGAGCATCGTAGCAATTGGTTGGTCATGGTATTCGGTCAAGATGGCCGAGAAATACCGTGCTCAGTGCGAGGTTGTCCCGGAGCCTGTTGCTGTTGCGACAACTCCGAGAATACCTTCTCACGTCGTCGAAGAGATTCGTCGGGACCAACTTGAGAGTTTACTCGAGCGAGGCGCACTCATCCCAAGCTGGGCGGTCGGCGTGCGATCGGTCTTGGCAAACGGTGTGCCAGATTCCTACCTCCCCGCTGTTGAGCAGGCTGTTGACGTGTATCGTCAAGGCGTTGATTCTGTCCCCAAGAACAAGAACAAGAACAATGGGCAGAATCAGCAGAATCAGCAGAATCAGCAGCAGAAGACGACGAAACCTAAAGCTCAGGACAACAACAGCCGTCTTGAGTGTATCTAGGCCAAAGCCCCGGAGCGGTGCAAAGTGCACCCTTCCGGGGCTTTTTTTGCGCTCGCGTGTCTGTTGATGATAGTAATGCCGACGAATGATAGTTGTTGCGCCCAAGCAAACCAAGCAATCCACTCAAGTTGTGGTGCAGTAATGCCGATACAACAGGTAGCGGAGAGAACATCACTTCACCTCACGGAGAACTGATTATGCTTATCGTCGCAAGGATCGAAAATGGTTCAAAGGTGGGCGTGGCACATGCATTCAATACCGGGAAGTCAATGTCGCTTTGTGGCAGACTCAGCCGGATGCGTCAGGATGTGGCCGGAACCTACAACGCCATCGAATGCCAAGCGTGCGAAAAGAAACTCCAAGCCCTGCGTAGCGAGCCTACAAAGGGGCTAGACGGCCTGCTCTGGTAGAGCCAAGGCGAAGAGCCAGAACACGCACGACTGACGCACGACCGAGGACCGCAATATGCAACGGCAACGAGCCAAAGCGACGGGCTTCTCGATCCTCTGCCAAGTCCTCTGGAGTGTTCTGGCTCTTTTTTTGTCTCTTTTTCCGCTGAATAGCAGAAAGTGATAGTTATCGCAGCCGAACGTCCTAAACTTTGGGTGCAGAAGTGCCGAAAGTAGTGTTAGCCGAGCAGGGGCGGACATTACCCTTGCCTGATGGGGCAGTATCCCCGAGAGGAGTAAGCGATGCTTACTGCAACACTGAAGGTTGTCTTCAACGCTGACGAGTACAGCGACCGCGTGGTCGATCAGGCAATCGTGGCGATTGTCGGTCAGTCCGTGAGTGCTGCTGGCTGGTACGGCGGGATGCGTGAGTTGGTGTGGAATAACATCCCCTTCAACGACGCTACCGCCTTCTCTGCCGCAATCGTTGAAACGATTGACACTCCCTGTAGCGTCGAGATGACGACCACAGACTCGGAGAAGTGGGCTAACGCCTCATTCTCCAATGCCGAGAACCTGCTGACCTACAAGGCAGTCAGGAATGCGGTAAAGGCCGGTGACCTCGTCTTTGCGGCCGAGGGCACCGAAGACTACCAGCCGGGCGTGACTGATCCTCCAAGCGATCAGCACCCAGCACAGTAGTCGAGAGCAAGCTAGTGCTGTCCAGAGCCAGCGCTAGGGCGAATCAAGGGGGGTCGGGCTTTTATTGTCGGGCTTTTGTAGACCCCCCTTGATGTGCGGGGAGTTCTCCCCGTGCCTGACGACGGGGAAACCCGACACCCTACGGGGTGTGCCAGACTGCTCGAGTCGAAGCTAATGATGGAGCCACGCACCATGTTTGCAATGATTATGAAGCCACGACAGGGCGACACGCCCCCAGTGGTGGACAAGATAGTCATTATGGATGATGAGTATGCCAAGGAGGGCTTCGACGTAACTGACGCGATAAAGCGTCCTGATATCCTGCTCGGACAAGCAGAGGACCACCTCCGCTTCTTGCAGGGTACGATTAGGGGGGAACCATGAACCCGCATCTTGTCAACATGCTTGCCTACTTCGGCTTTGCCGTCCTGTGCCTTGTAGTTTATCTCACGGCACGATGGGTGGAGGGCCGCAACTGGTAAGCAGTCAAGATCATGATAGTTCCATCCCGCCAAGCCTCAGCCAGCCCCTAATCAGGGCTGACTGGGGCTTTTTTTGTATTCGTGCTAAAGGTCCACCGCAATAGTGACGATACTACAGCTAGGCTTCACTAACTTCTAGTTCTAACGCTTGAAAGGAGCAGTTATGGCAAGGAAGAAGAAGCAGCAGCCACAGAAGAAGAACAACATCGAGGCACTCATGCGGGATTATGCGAGAGCAGTCCTGACACTTCTGGCCGAAACTGAGTCGATCTCTATTGACGAACACGTCGTCGAGGTCATCAAGGAGGCATCAGATAAGTTCCTCAATGGAGTTCCTTCTGGGCTGCTCGAAGCTGATGTCGGAGCAATTGTCCGTCTTGTACGCCCTTCGGGGAGTACGCACAGCAACGGCAACGGCAACGGCAACGGCAACGGTGCTAACGTCCGAAGGAAACCCGCACCTCGAGCCAAGACCATACCACCCCCTCTGGTCGGATACATAGAGGAGGGTGAGCGGCTGTTTGGCGACGAGGACTACGATTACGGCGGGGAGATTGACTTCTAGCGTTTAGCACCGGGGGGTGTTGCGAGGGGAGGGAGTGGGAGAAATCCTGCTCCCTCCCCTTTTTTCATGGTGTTCGATCGTTCGATCGTTCGACGTTTTCATGATAGCAGAAGAAGTTTCATGTTTTCCCTTGTCAGCTAAAGTCCCGGTGCAATAATACCGATAACTACTGTAGCGAAGGTTTATTTCTTTGGGGCTATACGAAAGGAAAGCCATGAGTTTTTACACCAGCGGGTCGAAGCAAGTCTCTGCCGAGGTACTCCAGAGGATGGGGACAGCCATCGGGACAGACACGCACAGACCCATTTCGCACTGGGACGCATTCGACCGGACTGCCCGCGCTCTCGATCAGGCAGGGTGGAAGGTCACGTCCCAGAAACACGCCGTCAACAGCCGGGACGAAGCAACGGGGCTGTGGGACCAATACTTTGGTCTCATGGAGCTGACCTCGTGGCGGGCTTCTGGTCACGACGGTCAAGCTGGCAGCAGCCTCGGAGACGAGGCTATTATGCTTGCGGGCGTCCGCAACGCACACAACAAGCGATTCCCCTACGGTTTCGTCATGGGTGCGAAGATCATGGTCTGCGACAACCTCGTCTTTCACGGAGAGGTCAAGGAGACCAGACGCCACACCAAGAACATCGAGGCGGATCTTGACGAAGTGATTCGTCGGGGCGTCAACATGTTCAACCAGATGCCTGCCAAGATCGAGGCTAGGCATGAGTCCTACAAGAATAAGCAACTGCATATCGAGGAAGTCAACGACATCGTCGTCAGGTCGTGGAGGGAGTACGATGCTATTCCCAAGACGCTGGCCGACAACGTCCTTGACGAGTACCACGAGCCTAGCTACGAGGAGCACAAGCAGCACGACGGCCTTGGCACGGGGTCGGTCTGGCGTTTATACAACGCCTACACCGAAGCCCTGAAGACCAAGGGCGGCCTGCTGTCCACTCTCTCTCGCAGGACTATGCAGTTGCACAAGCTGTTGGACATGGCGGTGGCAGCGTAAGTGATAGAACCCCCGACCAGACACCGCCCGTCAGGGAATCACGGTGTTCTGGCCGGGGGTTATTTTATTGGTACTCAAGTTCCGGTGCAGCAAAGCCGATGATACAAGTACCGGGGAACTTCACCCGGCACACTCAAGGGAGATTTACATGGCTGTTACGCCAACACCGGACAACCCCAATGGCTGGGGTGACAACCGGAATCTACTCAAAGAGTTCAAGTATAGCTCGAATCTTATCCTCCGACCGGGGGACAGCATTCGAGTGAAGGAAGGCCCGTTCTTTGAAAAGCATGACGGGACAACAACGTCAATGGCGTTCAGGGGGAATGCCGTAATCGAGTCGATCGAAGATCCGCCCGATGACAAGGTGGAGGTTCCCGGCGTGGTGCTCCATATTCAGGAGATCACGCGGGGCGGGATGAGGTGGGCGTTACACGCCTGCCGCATCACAGGGTCAACACTGAAGCCGAACGGGATCATAACGTCCCGTCCGTACAAGGTGGTAAAGGCCAGAAACCCTCACGTTGTCAACAACGTCCCATTTCCCCGCGCCGTTTGAACGGAAGAAGCCTCAGTAGCTAGCAATAGCTTACTGAGGCTTTTTTCGTGCGCAATTATAAATCGTCTGGGGTTTCCAGTAAGCTGACCGGAACCTTCCAGCTACAGAATCCCTCCTGTTGCTTGAGCCTGTCTTCGTCCCAGTCCTTGCGTATCTCTTCAGCCATCTCGCGTATCTCTGCCTGCGTCGGAGTGTAGGATGGCTCGGCCTCTCTGGATATATCAGGGTCACTCACACGCCCCACAAGATCCCACTTCACTCCATCGCACTTAGGGCAAGTCTTGTACAGCTTGTTGTATATCCACCGGCAGTCCTCGCACTGCTTGTCCCACACCGCCTTGTAATCGACAAGCATCGCCTTCTCCCCTCTAGTCGAGGGCTTGCTCCTCTTCCGCTTCTTGCGCCTAGCCATAGTCCACCCTTTCCGCCATCCCCAATCGGACGAGCTCCTCACCCAGATCCAGACCGTCGCTGTTGAAGATGCGAGCGACATAACGCCCGTACTTCCCAGTCTTGTCCCGTATCGTCTGAATGATAAGCTCGCCGTCCGACTTGTCAATGAAGTCCTTGAGGCAGCTTCTAGATACGATCCCCTCCTCTCTCTCTGGACCGCGCATCTCCGGCGTGTTGATGCCATGTACGCGAATCGTGATAGATCGACGGCAATCCAGCCCGAGGTCAACATCCAACTTCAGCGTGTCCCCATCGACCACCTTTACGCACTCGGCGTCGTAAACGTAGCGGTCAAACATCAAGGGTTCAGCTTTCCCATCCTGTGTAGGCACGGTAACTCCACTATATCTCCGGGTGACGTTCTAGAAGGGGGCTTTTCGTATCCTTCGCCAGCGTACCCGCCCTCCCTGAGTGCTGACATCACAAACTCAGAACAGAAGAATCTGTCTGGATTAGTGTCTGGTGGTGACTGGTTCTTATCAAGCCAACTCCGGCAGACGAGTCCCCAAGAGCGGATGAACTGCCAGATCGAGGCGTATCGCTTTCCCCAGCAAGACAGCGCGAACTCGGTCATCTGCTTCCTGCTGACGGACTCATCGTAAAGCTCGTACCAATCGACGAACTCTCCGTCCTCGATAAACTTACTGACCGGGTGCAGCCTGACGCCACTGCCCTCCATGGCCTCAAGGCAGCAAAGGCGGTCCCCGAACCAGATGGCAACGCCGACGTGAGACACACGGCTGAGTGTGCGGAACTTGATAAGCCAAGAGAAGCATCGCGTCCCCCGAAAGGCGAGGATGTCACCGTTCCGAATCCTCGTTCGCGTTTTTTGGTACCGCATCTGGCTCTCCCAGCTCAAGGTCGTACTCGGACCCCTCACCGAGAGGAGCCAAAACTGGCAGGTCGCCGCCGAACAGGTTGAGGAGGAATGGCGCGCCAGCCCCGCTGCCGAGCAGGGCCGCCGCAATCAGCCCTTTGCCGATCCACTTCTTCCCGCCGCCGCCCGTCCCTGTGTTGGTTTCAACGTGATGATGCACAACGTCTCCGATATGTGTGCTGCCCGTCTCCACTCCTTCAGGGCTGAAGCTGCCGCCCAGCGTGTTGCGGAGATGTGCTCGAACCTCCTCGCGGTTGATACGGAGCATCTCCTCCACGTCCTTAGCCTTCGCTTCCTCCTCCAGCATCCGAACGCCAGCCCATCGCTCCATCAGCTTGTCGAGCAAGGTCTTCACGAAGTTCCTCCACTCTCGTAGATACGACGGTAGCGAGACTGCCATTATTGGCAGACAGCCTGATAGCAACAAGCCGGGCTAGGTGTAACTCTGCGTTACTTCCCGCTTGGCTCAGTGCTTCGGCTTTTCCCTGCACCTGACTCCTCCACGATTCGGTGTCCAAGAGCCTCGGACTGGGAAACCATGTTCTTGGCTTCCTGATGCTCGTAACGGATGACCTCGACCAGTGCGTTGAAGCCGTTGGCGGCTTGCTGCGCGCCGTTCAGGGCGTGCATCTTCATCATCGCGTAGTCGTTAGCCGCAAGCTCCACTGATTCAACAGGCATGTCTAATCCTCGTGACAGGGGCAGTAGGGGCAGTCTTCACACTCGCAGGTCTTTACGTCACACATCACTTAGCCCTCGGTAGCATGAGCTTGATCGGTGTGCCAAACGGGTAGGCCTTCTCTTGGATCACCTTCCCGGTACTCGGGTCGATTATCTGCACCCGAATCGGGGTGCGTCTGATTCGGGCCAGCTCTTCCCGTTGCTCCTGCAACAACTTCAGAATATGGATGATTGCCTTTGTTCTGTCAATGTCTCCATCCAGCTTGAGGCCGCCGAATTCGATCTTCTCCTCAGGGCTCTCCTTGTCCACACCCCCGAAGACGGGGACTTCAGTAGCCTTCTGTGCTTCCTCCAAAAAGGACACAAGCTGGGCGTGAGGTGCGGCGAACAGGTGCTCGTCCTTCTTGCTGCCGTGCGTCGTGATACCAACCAAGGACCCGCCAGCGAACACACCGCCACCAGAACAGCCGTTGTGAAACTTGCCCTTGTCCACCCTGAACATCCACCGCTTCTCCGGGAGGCTCTTGATGTTCCACAGCCCTTCGTATGTCAGTTGGGTAATCTCCGGTCCTTTGCCACTGGGATACCCACAGCCCTCGTATTTGCCCTCTGAGGGCTTCTGGAGGACAGGGTAGACGCCAATGGTCGCCGCTGAGCGGCACTTGAACAGGGACAGGTCCTTCCGGCGGTCAATCACCAGCCAAGTCACGTTCCCGCCGGTTCCGTCTCTGTTCGAGAAGGAGCTTATCGCTCCGGCTCTTGAGGCGCAGTGCGCGGCGGAGATCCCAATCGCGACCGTCTTGTTCCTTCCAATTATTGTCCCAGAACATCCGTTCACTAGGATACTCGAGTCCAAAAAGTCCCTCGCTAACGTAGGGTCCGTTGCTAGCGACAGCAAGCAAAGAGCCACGGCGAGAGGAACAAGCACCCAAGTCTTCGATCGTTCGCGCATAAGAAAACCCCCTGCCCTCAATTTTCATCGAGGACAGGGGGTTTGTCAATAAGGTAGATGTCTCTGTAAGCCACGCCCACTGCGAGAGCAGCCCACACGTCCCCGGTCACTCCGTAGAGTGGGCCGGGGTCTTTCTTTGTGCCGATGGCGTCATTGACATCGGGTCCGTATCTCTCGATGAGGCATGAACGCACCTGAGAATCATTCTTTTTCCGGTGTCCCCGGCAGATGTGATTCTTTACTTCCCGCCTCGTGATGCGGGTAGTTGGTTGATGTTCAGCCGCCTCGAGGAACCTGCCGATCCACACCAGCGTTTCAAAGACCTCGCCACCCACAGGCTTCCCGTAGCTGGTCATCATCTCGATAACCACTAGGTTTGCGGTGTGCCAGCCGTACAGTCCGTGTCGAAGGCCATCAAGGACTTCCTTGTTGTCGCTCTTCCCGAACTGCGTGACCGCGTTGCCGTCTCCGACAATGGCCCACCCCGACTTGTAGGTTCCGGGGTCAATCGCCAGTATGTTTACCATCGTACTCCTCCTCTTTCCGCAAGTACTCTTTGAGGGCAGCCCTCGCCTCCAGTGTGCCGGGAGTTGTCACCACATAGGTTGCAAAGGCTTCTTCAAGCCTTTTTTCTTGCAGCCTCAATGGGTATTGTCTGGCGAGATAAGCCTCGTGGCTCTTCTCCCTGACTCTCTCCTCCGCCTTGGCTTCTTCGGACACGAATCTCTCCCTCTTCATAGAGTATGCGGAAACGGTTGAAAATAGCAGTACGACTGAAATCGTCCATGTTGCACAGATTATTCCACCCAAGCTCCTTGACTGTAGACGTGATAGCAACGTCCCGCAGCCATTCTCTTGCCCCCTTCGGGTCGCCCCTCCCAAACCTTGAGATGGCTTGCCGCACCTTGTCAAAGGCAGCTTCAGCGGGGACTTCGGGCTTACGCCCTTCCCACCAGTCACTCCGGTCGTCGGCCCACCGCTCTTGGTTGAACCAAGAGGATGGATGAGGAACGTAGCGGGACTCTTGCCCCTTCTTGGCTAGCGCGTATTCTAGGACTGCTCCCATCATCGCGTCGTAGCCGATGCCGCCCTTCTCCGAGGGCATTATCAGGGACTTCTTGATGGCCTTTAGTGCCGCGCCCCGCGCAACTTTGCGGGGGTAGGCCGAGTAAAGGGCCATCGCCTGTTCATCCAAGGTCATAGCTGACCCCCTTTCTAGATGAAGTAATAAAAGCGCAGACGGGTCGCCGCCCTTTGTGGCCTTGGGAGGGAATGACCCTGCCCGTCTGCGCTAAAGCCCACTTGCGAGACAACTCCATACCGCCTGTTGCTGTTGTAACCTAGCACGCGCACGGTAAGTCTCTCGTGGACAGTTGCAGGGAGATGGGGTTGGTCTGCTTGTCCGATTGGCATACCAACCGGCTTCAGCGGCAATTGGGTGCGTGGCTCTAAACCCTAGCTTTCGCTCCTCTACCCCGTAAACCCTTCCCCGTTCTCCCTTAGTGGACCTGCCGGGAATCGAACCCGGTTGCCCCAGTGCGTGGCTAAATACGCAAGGATTCGCCAGATCAGGCCCAAAGAACAGTCCTCAGCCGAGAGGGAACCCCATAGCCGCGTCGCAACCGAGGGTGCTTCCGGGCTGTGCATCGGCTTCAGACTGTTCCGGTGGGAGTCCTTTCCCGTGGATGGTGCTCCGGTCGGCTCGCCCAGTTTGAAGCGCAGTCGATCCTGCAAACACCAAAACCGCAGACCGGGAATCGAACCCGGCAGACCAAGAAACCCTCGTGAGATGGCTCCTTCTACGGTTCGTCGCTCTCAAACGACGTTTAGAACGGGACTTCGTCAGCAGAAACTTCAGCCGTGGCCTCAGCCGTGGGCTTTGGTTTCTTCTTTTTCGCAGTCCCGTAGAGACGGTCGAGCTTCTTCGCAACGTCCGGGTCTGAAACGTGAGAATCAGCCCCGGCGATGCGGAGGAAGTCAAAGTTGTCGTAGACCTTGTCGCCACTCTGGGAGTGAGAGTTCCGAAGTTCAACCTCGACACCCTTCAGGGACGTTCCGCCTTCAGTCTCCGGGTCAAGGCTCCCCCAGCTTCCATCCCATTCGGGACACAAGGACTGGAGACGCTCCGTGGAACGTTCCACGTTGCTGTCGCTGTTGAGCCAGAGGGACACGCGACGAGCGAACTCGCCTTCAACCGTGACCCTGTCCGCCCCCTGCTTCATCGCAACAGGACGGACAACCAGAGCAAAAAACTCGGTTCCCTTTGGTGTCGTGCTGAAAAACTGATCCTCAATACGACATAGATACTTCTGCCCATTGATGTAATGAGACAAGACTATTCCTCCACTCTCGCTTTAAGTATTGCTTCAGTAAGGTTCGACCATGCCTCCTTGCCGGAGGCCCCGCCTTCAATCTCCCGAGGGAGATTCATGCGGTTTTTGGCATCGTAAGACGGGTCTGGCTCGGTACAAAGTATCCGAGACTTCCCGCCCCTTGCCTTCGTCTTGCCACCATCTTCCTGAACTTCAATGTAAAACTTGTAGTACAGGCAAGCGTCAGCCCACTGGTGTGTGAGCTGCCACGTCTTCTGGTGGCAGGCCGCTTGGTAACGGTCGTAGTCGGTCCCCTCAGGGTCCTTGAAGGGGCGGATCTGAACGTGTTCCAAGAACACAATCGTCATCCCCTTCTCGTCACGCAAATTATCCAAGCGATCTTGCATATCTCGCCATTCGGCGAGGGAGATCACATACCCACGATGGTAGGACTGAAATCCCCTTTCACCCCAGTCTCCCCCGAAATCCCTGTTGCACACGTACTCGTGGCACAGGTGTTCGAGGCAGGACAGAGTGTCGATGACAAGCGCCTTGTGGTCATGCTTTTGAGTTCTCAACTCTTCCAGCAGTTCCAAAAACCCTTGCCAGCTCTCTACCGGCGGTAAAACCGGCACGTTTTCAGGAATTGACCCCGACAACTTCAAGATGTCGTAGGAGTTTTCCCGCTTGAATGGCACCATCAAGCCGCCGGGAACCCAAGCCCCCATTGTCGTCTTCCCGACCCCCGGCTGGCCCATAATGACCATCGCGGTGGGTCGTCTTGACGTTTTCCTTGAGATACTCTCAAGCCACTTAGTTGCGGTTCCCATCAGAATCGCCTCCTTCCAGTTGGAATCCCGAAACTTCCGCCCAGTACGCATCCATGACGTGATGCCAGACGGTTCCAAAAAACAGTGCGTCACTGTCCTTAGCACTGTGTTTTTCCAGACCAAGTTCGTAACGGAAATGATGTTTCCGCTGGCAGGTCTGGAAGCATTTCAGTCTGCTGTTGGTAAGTACCTCTTTGTCGCTCTCGATCTCGTCAACGTCCAGCTCGGGGTGAACTTCACCTGTTGCCCAGTTTCCACTATCGGGCGAATCGCTGCCCTCGCAGATTCCAAGGTAAGAGCAAGCCGTTCCGTACTGGAAGCAAGCCCCAGCGTTGTAGGTATGACGCTTGTAAGTGTCGTACCTCTTTCTCGCTGCGACTATGTTGCCCGACAAGTCCCACATGTTCTGGTTGTGGGTGTAGAGATCGTCCCTCAAGGTTGGAATCGAGCGTCGTGCGAAGTATTCAGTCGGGTCTCCGTGGACCGCGTCGAACACCCTCGCCTCGAACATCTCGGGGTTTTCTGTCTCCAACCTGTTGCCATTGAGATCGTCCAGCGTCTCGTCGGTCAGGTCTGTGTCGTAGTATTTCCCGGTTCCCAAGATCGAAGTTCTTCCCGCTTGCGAGACTCTCTTCGGTCTAATCTGTGGCTTCCGGGCTACATCCCAAACAATCCTGTCCACCTCGATCCCGTTAGCCCTGAGCAGTATCTTGTACTGCTTTGGCTGCCCCTCGATCTGGAGAACTCTCCAGTAGTCGGAGTCGGCACCGATCTTTGACGATGTCGTCTTGTGGTCATAAAGGACAATCAAGCCATCCTCGCGGACGACCTTGTCAAGTTTTCCAGAGAGAACAAACTTCCTGCTCTGCCTGTTGGTGTCCAGATTGTACAATGGACACCAGTACGTCTTCTCAACCGACAGGACTTCGAGGTCGTTCGTATGGTCCCACCAGATGTGGTTGTACGCCCTCAGCATCCCGTTCATCATTGCTCCCATGAACTTGTCAGAGCAGCAATGTCTTCTGATGACCTCATGTGGGTTCATCATTTTCGCCTCCCTCAAATTGTCAAAGAACTGAACTCAAGGGAATTCTAGCCCCCCCTTAGAGGAAAGCAAGGAAAAAATGAGAAAACCTCGCGCGGAATTACAGATAAACGGACACCGATACGTCGTTACCTGCGAGCCAAACTGGCAAAGCATCGAGAAAATCGACATGGAACTCGTCGATATCCTCTACTCATGGACGCAGGAATTCGAGGATTTTGGGACCGACAGCATGATCGCCTTGATCGACGGGATCAGCATGTCAACGCAAATGGCCCACCTCGAAGGCTTGCTCAACGCCTTCAAGGAGCGGGGTCTGATTTCTCCGATGCCCCCGGACTTGGACTGATCCGGTAGTGGGCCGCAGTGTACGAGCCGCCGTCAATGCTCTTGCGGCGGTACTTCCGCATCTTTACGATCCCAGCGTCGGTCGCCTCAGAAATCCTCATCTGGGCTGTGCGGAGACTGGTTCCCCACTCTTTAGACCACTCCTTTGCGGTCAGAAACCCGTCAGGCCTAACGTGATCCGGGTAATCACCCAGTGCAGCCTCAAGCTCCTCGAGAGTTATGATGAAGTCTTCTTTTTTCTTGCCCACGATCGCCTCCAAGGTTTGATAAAGTAGTGACCAAAAAACCCGCCGATCCGCTTCATCCCCAGCCTTTTCCTCACGACGTTTTCAAGATCGGTCAGCGGGCAAGTAATGCCCCTAGCGAGCGTGAGGAACAGGATCGCAGACATGCACGGAACAGCGACGTACCAGTCGGTAGCGAAAGGAAGGACAAAGAAGGCCGCGACGTTCGCTGCAATTATCCATGCGTGAAACAAGACGAGGACACACAGGCAATACGTCAAGAACCACCGAGTGTTACTCATTCCCACTCTGCTCCTGAACCATCTCGTTCCACAAGGTCATGCCCGACTGCGTACTGAAGTGCAGCGCGGCCAAGTTGCATGTCTCACACACGACCCCGCTAAACAACACCCCTTCTATTTTGCGGTAGTACTCCTTGATGTCAGGAGCGTCGCCGCAGTCGGGGCAGTCTCTCAGTTCAAACTCGTCTTCCATTACTCGATCTCCTTGCCGTCAACAAGAACCGGGCAACTGCACTCTAGTATCTAGCAGACGCAGTAAGACGGCAAGACCCTTAGTGCGCACCGCTCCCTTTCCGGGGGCAAACCCCCTTCGTGATCTAGCTGGCGACTGTCTACTGGCTACGAGTATGATGTTTGCCCCCACCGGGATGCAAGGGTCAGCATTGCCCGGAATTGGTTTAGTTGTACTCGCTCCCAGTATCGGACTAGCGAGGTCCGTCGGGTAACAGTCGGAGAGACCAGAGACGCTCGCTTCAAGTGTCTCGGGCGATGGAGCAAACCCGCCCGTGTGTCTTTTGTTGCCCCGAATTTGTCTCGCCTTCAGCCGATTTCTTTCATCTGGTTAGCAGTCACATCTTAGGGGTGGCCAAGACGATGTCAACGAGTTTTTTCGTCTTTTTTTGGCGCATCGCTCACTCCATCCACTTCCCACCGCTCGGCTTGCCGCCAGCGAACCTTCTATTCCACTTCAGGGAAGAGAACTCCGGCTCGTCTGACCAAGAGGTGGTGGGCTTGATGTGACAAGTCCTCTCTTGGCAGTGAACCAGCCATTGCAGCCCGTCGTCGTCGCCGTCAGCGAACGACCAGTCCGGGTATTCCCCGCAGAATGGGCACTTCTTCAGCTTGAGCTTCCCTATTTCGTCCCACACTGCGTCCCCCGGTCCTACTAATCTCTTGAAGCTCATTCCGTTCGAGACCTCTCCACCGTCCATATCCGTTTCCTTATAAAGAGTTCATCTTCCTTGAACCTCACAACCAGACCGCCAAACTGCGGCGTCGTGAGTCTTGCTCCAGCGATCTTCCATACAAACGGCGTCTTGCCTTGCCAACACCCAGTTACCGCTGCAATTGCGTGGCCTGTAGAAGTCTTCCCCTTGCCCGTGGCGGCGTCGCTGCCAGTGGGGATCTCGCACATGATGTAGCGGTGTCGGTGAGACCGGATGATGGCGTCCGGCGGGCGGCGTCCCCACTTGGCTGACTCGACGTACTCCTCGATCAACTCCTTGAAGACCGCCGTGGCTTCGTAAGCAGCCGAAGATGTGGTGCCGACGTGGTGCAGGAAATGTACGAGCTTCGGCCCGCACATCTTCCACAGGTCCCACCGTGCGTGTTGCCCCTCTTCGTTGGGAATGGCCCCGAGACGCTTGGCGAGGCTCTCTTCGTCCCTTGCAGACTGTCCGACATGGGCTTCAGTTCCTCGAATGTGGTAATAGCGTCCTTCGCAAGCCTCAACAACCGGAGCCATACACTCGTAAGCGATGGACGCTTGGTCTTCGAGGTTGTGGCTGATCTGGGTGGTGCTTCCATGGTGGACTCCATCGACAATGTCTCCGTTGAAGACGACAGCGTAGGGTTCTCCACGGGTCGCGAGGGGAACAAACTCATCCCAGAACTCCCTCCACATCTTCCAGACTTTTTTCTGGAGCACGCTGGGCTTGTACATCCCGCCCTCGTCCATGAACACCCCTCCGGGTGGGCAGAGACCGAGACGGCAGCCGCAGTGGGTGTCAGATACAACTACGAGATTGTTTATTGCCTGTTCTTTCGCCATCGTCCGCTTCCCTAATAAAACCACTTACGATCCCACCCGGCCCAATGTCGGCCTTCTCCTTGGAAGGCTCCTTGTAGAGACAGAGGGCTATGAGTGAGTACACGGCGAGGTCCCGCAACGAGTCCTCAACACCCTCATTGGAGAGGGAGCCTTTTTTGGAGAAATTCTTGAGGCGGGTCATCTTGTCATTCATGCGGATCAGACAACCCAGCCAAGCCGGGACACCAAACTCCTCAGCGGCTCGCACGTTGGCGAACGGGTCCACTTCTGTTCCGTAGTCCTGCTGCTTCAGGTCGTGCAGCTCCCCGAGTGCGTTAAGCTCTTTGTGAAAATCTTCGCTTCCCGGTCTCATGCTAATCCCCGTAAGTTCTGATGGCCTTCCGAATTCTCCTGCGGCCCCCAACGCTTCCGCCGTGTGCCGCCGCTGTCTCTCGGTCACCAATGCCCTCGGAGGCAACCTCCTGTGCAGTGGCCCTCTGCTCCTCTTCATGCCGCTCTACCCTCTGTTCAAGGATAGCAGCGCGCATCCGGTAGGGAAGCCCCTTTTCTTCCTTGCTGAGAGATTTTAGGGTGGGCTTTTTACGGGCCAGAATTCTGGCCTTTGACTTGAGCGAGTCGAGCCGGAGGCTTTCGGCTGTAGCCTCCTCCATCAGCGGCAGCAACTCCCCATCCCCCCAGAACTTTTCAATGGAGTATTCTCTGGCAGAGGCCCTTCCTCTCTTGTAGCCCTCCCTCAGCTTGTCCATGTCCATGGACGAGGGGTTGTCCACGTTCAGGTTGAGAGAGCGTGCGTATTCCCTGCCGAGATCGCCCGCTAACTGGCAGAATTCGTGGTACTGCGGGGGACTCATCCACTTCTTCTTTCCCCCTACCGTGAAGTATCGCTCAGGGGCTTCGGGTCCGATGTATGCGTCGCGAGGGTCATCAATGCGGTTGTTGTACCGCTGCATGACTTCATCACCGACAAATCTGTGTGTAGTCCGCACGTTGGCAGGGACAATCAGCCGGTAGACGAAGTCTCCAGCCTGCCCACCTACACCAAAGCTCTTGTGTCGTGGGATCTCCCTGCCGTTGAAGTCCACCTTCGGGTGGTCCTTGATGAGTCCAAGGGCTGGCAGGATCTCGGTTTTCTTGAGGGTAACATCAAGCAGGCTGACAAGCTGCTTGCCCGGCTCTCTGGAAACCTTCCGCTCCGGCACGGACTCTTGGGTAGCGCGTGCTACTGACCGGAACAGGTTAGGCACAAAGGACACCGTCATGTTTGAAAGGTATTCCCCCGCACCCTGCACGGGTCTACCCGCAAAGGATTCCTTGAGGGCTTCTGTAACCTCAGCGATCCCACGCATAAACGTCTTCTCTTGAACCTGACCGTAGACACCCTTGAAGACATCCGCTGCGGCCTTTTCTCCGTTCCCCTGTCCCAAGTGCTTGACCGTTTTCATGAGGTCGATGGTCAGGGCTGTCGCCGTGGCAAACGGCTCGATGCGAGCGTAGCTGAACCACTTGTCCGAGAACGGGAGGCGGATAGACATTGTCGGCAACTCCCCTTCTCTTCCTGACGGGTATCGCTGCCGCCCCCTCATGACATCGATTTCTGTCCCGGTAATCATGGGGTCGTCTTCGTCGATCATGGCCGCCAGCACCGCCATCCACATGCCCGAGAGGACCGTGTTTGTGAACCCGTCGTACATTTTCTCGACTGACTCCATCCGCTGCTCGGCACCGATCCCTTCTTTCTTGAGGTCAGACCAGTGCTTCAGGGATGAAATTACCGAGAAGGGGCTCATCGCCACCCCTTGCATCAGGATGTTTACGGGAGTCACGACGAACGGCAGGACAAATCTGGCAGCCGGGTACTCGTTCCTGAACTGGATCGCCCAGTTGCCGACACTAGGCAGGTCTGACTGCCAAGCCTGACGGAGTGCCTGCTGGTAGGCTGGCATCCAGATCCGTTCAGCCTTCTGATCTGACTGCATCAGGTATTCGATGAACTGGGCCGACTGGTCCTGTGTCATGTCTCCTTCCGCGACACGCTTTCGGGCGGCACGGAACGCATACCCCATGGCGTACATTTCCGTGAGAGTGGTTTTCATGTACTCATCCGCTGCAAGAAGCCCTCGCTGTGGGAGGCGGACGATTTTTCCCCCATGCTTATCCTTGATGAACTGCTTGCCCGCTGAACCAAACCGTCCTTCAATCTCCGTGCTGACACCAAGCCCAGCCGCGTTCAACTGGGTCTCAAGTACCATCTGCTCCGTCTTCCAAGACTTCGCCATATTTACGACCGCTGTAGTCTGCATGGTCTTTACCATCTGGCCCAGCACGGCCCAGTTCTCCTTGAACGTGGGGAGGTGCGGGTTCTGGTCGCTTGCAAACAGCTTGTTCGCAGCAGCCT